GCTGCTGCGGCGTGAGATGGCGCTGGAGCTGTGGGACCGGAACACGGCGCGGAACAACAACGCGGTGATGGGCGCCAGGGTCGAGCCGGTGAAACCTGCGCCTGTGGCCCCCCGCCCCGCTGCCCCCCCACCTGGCCCCGGCGCGCGCGTCAGTGATGACGACCTGGCGGCGTTCATCCGTGGGCTGCCAGAGGATCAGATCCCGGACCTAAACGAGAGCCGGGCAAGGCGTGAGCATTACCAGGCGGAGAAAGCAAGGCTTGAGGCGCTGCAGGGTAGGGGCGAGCTGGTGCCGGCGGCGGATGTGAAGCGACAGGCGTTCGAGCTGGCGCGTGCGGTGCGGGATGAGCTGGGTGGGATCCCGGATCGGGTGGCGTCGATGATCGCGGCGTGCAGTGATGTGCGGCAGGTGCACCGGATGCTGTCGGAGGAGATCCGGGTGGCGCTGCGAGGGCTGAGCGATGGCTGACGGAGCAGCGGTGTATCGGGCGGCGTTCCTGGAGGGACTGCGACCACCGGCGGCGATGACGGTGAGCGAGTGGGCTGATGCGCACCGGATCCTGTCGGGCAAGGGCAGCGCGGAGAAGGGGCCGTGGCGAACGGACCGGACGCCGTACCTGCGGGAGCCGATGGACTGCCTGGGGCCTGGGTCACCGTGGCGGCGGGTGGTGCTGATGTTCGGGAGCCAGATGGGGAAGACGGAGGTGGTGCTGAACTGGCTGGGTGCGATAATCCACCTGTGGCCGGGGCCTGCCCTGCTGGTGCAGCCGACGCTTGACATGGCGAAGCGGCTGAATCGCCAGCGGCTGGAGCCGTTGCTGCGGGAGACCCCGGCACTGTCGGAACTGATCGCACCGGCGCGCTCACGGGACTCGGGCAACACGATGTTTCTCAAGGAGTTCCGCGGCGGGATGTTCGTGGTGACGGGCGCGAACAGCGGGTCGGGCCTGCAGTCAATGCCGGCGGCGTACCTGGCGGCGGATGAGGTGAGCAGCTATCCGCTGGAGGCGGACGACAAGGGGGATCCGCTGGAGAACGCGGAGACCAGGACGAGCACGTTTCCGATGGGCAAGGTGCTGATCACTAGCACGCCGGGCACCAGAGGTGCGTGTCGGATCACGGAGGAGTTCGAGAAGCGATCGGACCGCAGGCAGCTGGCTCTGCTGATGCCGTGCTGCTGGTCGCTGCATGTGCTGCGGTGGCGTGAGCACATGCAATGGGACCGGCCGGATGGTGAGGTGTGGGCACGGTGTCCGGGGTGCGGCGAGCGTGTGGGGCAGCAGCACAAGACGGGCATGCTGCTGGGTGCGGAGTGGCAGGCGAGCGCACCAGGCGATGGGCTGACCGCAGGGTTTCACCTTCCGGGCTGGTATGCGCCGGCTGGCTGGACGAGCTGGGAGCAGATCCGCGATGAGTTCATGCGGGCGAAAAACGACCCCTTGCTGCTGAAGGGTTGGGTGAACAAGCGGGCGGCCGAGGCCTGGGAGGATGAGGCGGTGGCGCGGATCAGCGCGGACGGGCTGATGGCACGGGCGGCTGAGGATCCGTATCCGGCGGGGCAGGTGCCGGCTGGTGTGGTGCTACTGCTGATGGCGGTGGATGTGCAGGACACCTGGCTGGAGACGACCGTGTGGGGCGTGGGTCGGGGGGAAGAGCTGTGGCGGATCTGGCACCAGAAGGTGGAGGGCGACCCGGCACAAGACGACGTGTGGGATCAGATCGAGAGCATCAGGACGACGCAGTGGCCGCGGGCCGGCGGCGGCGTGATGGTCGTGCGGCACTGCGGGGTGGACACCGGCGGGCACTTCACGCAGGAGGCGTATGAGTATTGCCGGCGCCATGCGGCAGCGGGCGTGGTGGCGTTGAAGGGCGGCAGCACGCGGAACGCACCGGCGCTCAGCAGGGGCAACAAGGTGGACCTGAACTGGCGGGGGAGGGTGATAAAGGGCGGGCTGACGCTGTATCTGGTGGGCGGCGACACGCTGAAGCGGACCATCTACGCGCGGCTCAAGCGCGAGGGTGCCGGCCCCGGGGCGGTGCACTTTGACGACGGGACGACGGAGGACTACCTGAAGGGGCTGACGTGCGAGCGACTGGTGCCGCGGTATGTGAAAGGATTCCAGGTGTTGGAGTGGCAGAAACCGTCGGGGGCGCGGAATGAACCGCTCGACCTGGTGGTGTATTGCCTGGCGCTGCTGGAGCTGGTGAAGCGGCGGTATAACCGGGCGACGATGTGGGACCAGCTGGCGGCAGCAGTGGAGCAGGGCAAGCCGGCGGCGGTGGCGGGTGAGGTGAAGCGGCGGCGTCCGGCCCCGGCGCGTGGTGGTGCCAGCTTCGTGAGCGGGTGGTAGCGCACGCTGCCGCTACAGTGACCGCACGGAGGTGGCGCCTGTGACGGTACCGGCAGAGATCAGAGCAGGCGACACGGTGCAATGGATCGAGCCGCCAGCGGTTGATCTGGACGGCAACCCGGCGACGTCCGCGACGTGGACGCTGAGCACGTTCCTGCGGACGAACACGGCGAGCGAGGGTGCGACGGTAACCGGCACGGCGCGGAGTGACGGCGGGTGGGACATGGCGATCAGCGCCACCACCTCGGGCGCGTTCGATGCAGGGCAGTGGTACTGGCAGACGCGGATCAGCAGCGGCGCCACGGTGATCACCGTTGGCAGCGGCACAGCGTTGGTGGTCGCGGCGCTCAGCTATGCCGGCACGCCGGGTGCGGTGGATGGCCGGAGCCAGGCGGAGCAGGACCTGGAGGCGGTGCAGGCTGCGATCCGGGCGATCATCAGCAAGGGCGCGAAGCAGTACACGATCGGGTCGCGGAGCTTCACGGCCAACGACCTGGGGCAGCTGATGGAGCGTGAGGCGCAGCTGAAGGCGATCGTTGCGCGCGAGCGTGCAGCGGAGAAGGTGGCGGCCGGCCTGGGTGATCCGCGGAATCTGTTCGTGAGGTTCACCTGATGGCGAAGCGGAAGCGTGCGGCGGCTGTGGTGGCGGAGCAACCTGCGGCAGTGAAGCATCGCGTGCGCCGGCAGTACGAGGGCGCGATGGTCTCGCGGCTTACCTCGGACTGGGTGACCAGCTCGACGAGTGCAGACGCTGAGATCGACGGCAGCCTGATCCGGCTGCGGAACCGCTCGCGCCAGTTGGTGCGCGACAACAGCTACGCCAGGCAGGCGATCCGTGCGATCGGCGCCAACGTGGTGGGTCGCGGCATCCGACTTCAGGGTCGGGTGATGATGCAACGCGGCGGCGGCCGATTTGATCAGTCGCTCAATGGTCGGATTGAATCGGCCTGGCAGCAGTGGGGGAAGAAGGACCGCTGCCACGTTGCCGGGAAGCTGGGCCTGCCTGAGATCCTGCGGCTGGCGATGCGCAGCGTTGCGGAATCGGGCGAGGTGTTCATCCGGGTTGTGCCTGAGGCGTTCGGCCGGAGCCGCATCCCCCTGGCGCTGGAGATCATTGAGGCGGACTACTGCGACGAGGGCAAGAGCTCAGGGCCTGATGCGCAGGGCAACGAGTGGCGCATGGGCGTGAAGGTGAACCGCTGGGGCAGACCGCTCAGCTATGCCTTCCGCACGCGGCACCCTGGCGACATGATCAACGGGGTGGGCTATGCCACGCAGGAGGTGCCGGCCTCTGAAATCATTCATCTCTTCGTGACGGAGCGGCCGGGGCAGACGCGCGGCGTTCCGTGGATGGCGTCAGCGGTGAAGCGGCTGCACCACCTGGCTGGGTATGAGGAGGCCGAGGTGGTGCGTGCGCGGGCCAGCTCCAGCCTGATGGGGTTCATTCAGAGCCCAGAGGGTGAGCTGCAGGGTGATGACGTCTACGACGAAGAGCGGGTGAGCAACTTCGAGCCGGGCGTGTTCAAGTACCTGGCACCGGGCGAGAGCGTGAGCGTGCCCCAGCTGGACGCACCGGATGGGCAGTTCGAGCCGTTCCTGCGGGCGATGCTGCGGGCGGTGGCGGCGGCGATCGGCTGCAGCTATGAGACCGTGAGCAGGGACTTCAGTCAGAGCAACTACAGCAGCAGCCGGCTGAGCCTGCTGGAGGATCGGGAGGAATGGCGGACGCTGCAGGACTGGCTAATCGAGCACCTTCTGCAGCCGGTCTATGAGCGCTGGCTGGCGGCTGCGGTCGGCAGTGGTGCGCTGGTGCTGCCTGGGTATGAGGTGGTGCCGGAGCGGTTCGAGATGGTGCGCTGGTTCCCGCGCGGCTGGGCGTGGGTTGATCCGGCTAAGGAGGTGGCGGCCTACACGAATGCGGTGCGGTCGGGCTTCAAGACCCAGGCGCAGGTGGTGGCGGAGTCTGGCGGCGACCTGGAGGATCTGCTGCTGGCGCGCGCCAATGAGGTGGACCGTGCAGAGCAGCTGGGGTTGCAGTTCGACACGAACCCGGCGCAGGTGTCCGGCGCTGGTGTGACCCAGGCCAGGCCGCCTGGCTCGGAA